TTGCCCGTATCGCCCTTCAAACCTTGCGGGCCTTGATTGCCCTGCAAGCCTGTTTGACCTCTTGGCCCAACATAAACGTCGATCAATGCGGTGCGTTTGATGATGTCAACAATCATGGCGTGATGTCAGTGATCTGGGATAGTAAATTGATCGAGCCGCGAATGATCGGCGTGATGACGCCGCTTTCTAAAATCAAAACATCATAGTCCGCGACTTGCACCGATATGCTTTCAGGAATCAAAACAGCGATCAATGCGCCATCTTCAGCATCGAGCGTTATCTTTGGCGATGCGCCTTCACTGTCGGCGCTGAATAGCACCGCACCACTTTTCGATTTTGCAGTCATTGCGACTCGATAATCTGTGATGTCGATCACCACACCGTCGTCGTCTTTGAGCCGAAGCTGCAAAACGAACGTGGATCCGATAGTCGCATCGGTGTTGAAGATTTTGCAAGTGCAGGCCATAGCGATAAAAAAATGGCGTCACGTCGAGTGACAACGTGACGCCATGGCATTGAATGTTTTTATTCGGCAGCGTCAGCGATCTCGGCTTCGACTTCAGACTTTGCCTTGCGTCCGCGCTTTGCGGCTGGCTCAGTCAATAAATCTGAATCGATAACTTGCGCTTCGATTGGCGCTTCAAGACTAATTGCACGGCGACGATTGATAAGATCGCGGCCGACTGAGTTTGAAACTTCCATTTCAGACCCGGCTTTCAAAACATGACCTTCGATTGCGATTGAAGTTGTGAGCTTGATTTTCATGAGTGTAAATTTTGAAAATGAAAAGCACGCGGCCCATTTGAGCCGCGTGCCTTGGATTGATTACGCAGGATTGTTGCCAGCGTAGCAAAACGAAGCCGCGCGGCGAACCGCAAAGTCAACATCTTGGAAAGCGACGATGCGAACGCGGCCTTTGGTGCTGTGCGTGTATGGATCGACAGTGATGTCGAGGCCACCCCACATGCCGATCAACAAGTCGGCCCAGTTACCGAAGAACACGTCACCAGTTGCAACTTGGTTTGTGATCTCGGTGCGGTAACCGTTGAGCGTGCTGCCCGGTTCCCAGATCGTTGTCGAGTCTGTGCTGGTGGCGATCTTGCGAGCGCCCTTGGCATAGCCACGGATGACTGGGTTTGTGACGTAGGACATGCTCGGAACGTCAGCGTTGTCGCTGGCGATCTCGGTTTCCATGCGAACAAGCTCGCTAAACAACGGAGTGTTTGCGGTTGCCCAATAGAACGAGTTGATGCCGCTTGTGGCTTTGATGCCAGTCGGTGTGTCAGATGTGCCAGTGCCGTAGAACGCTTTCTGGTCGATCTGCAATGCAAGACCGCGAGCCATGTCGCCACGGATGATTGCTTCGATACCGAGGCTTGATTGCGTCAGCATTTTGCGAGTCACTTCCATGTAGTTCGTCACGGTCTTCGGACGCATCGACACGAGGTCGAAGTCGATGTCTTCTTTGGTGCTGTCAACATCTTCACCGATCCATGATGCGGACGAACCGCTAGTCTGGCGAGGAATGTCGATGTTGCCAAGCAAGCCGGAAAGCTCGGTTCCGAGATTCATGACCACGGCGCGATTGCGAAGTAGATCGATGAAACTCGAAGCCAAAAGCTGCGTCTGAACGGTGTTGCCACCAGTGCCAGAGTAACCCGAACCAGTTTTGACGGAGATTGTGTCCGTGCCACGTTTGCCCATGCCGGGAATAGCGGCAAGAACATCGAGCGGAACGACAAGACCTTTTGCGCTGCGATGCTTCATGCGATCAGCAGCGGCCTGACAGACTTCAAGCTCGAAGCGAGCGTCTTCAGAATCGCGCTTGGCGTCGGTGGTTCCATTGCTGGAAATAGCGAGCAAAAGTTTGCGGAAGCTGAATGACTGCGCCTCTTGATCGGACAAGCCGAGAGGTGTGCTCGATTCACGAATCTGAGTGTTGCGCTTGTTCACGGCATCCAGCAGTTGACCGCGAAAGTCGCTGAGATTCGTGCCTTCGTTGATCGCCTTTTGAGCGATTTCACGCTGTCCGTATTCTTCGCCAGCCTTCAAGATGGCAGAGACGCGATTGCGCTCTTCGGTTGCACCACGAGAGTGATCCTGTCCGACCTGAATGCCGCGTTGAGCGGTGGCGACTGGATCAGCGACGGGCGCTGGTTTGTATTCGTTGATCTGACGAGTGAGTTCCTCGTCGGTAACGGTTGGAGAGGCGGTGATGCCGCGAGCGGCAAGCCATGCGATCATTTGGTCTTTGTTCATAAGAGTCTGATTTGTTTTTGAATTTTGATTTTGGCTGCGACCTACGCCGACGGAAATGTCAGCAGGCGCGGAAACGATTGAGATTTCATATGGTTCCCATTTGGTGACCAAATAAACATCCGTCCCGTCGTTGCGGGTTTCTTTCAGCTTTACCTCGTTGATGCGGTAGCCAACGGACACGTTTTTCAGGATTCCGTCCTGAATATCCTGCCAAACTTCCTCGGCGTCTTCACGGCGAGAAAAGCGAACCAACGCTCTGCCCTTTCCGGTTCCGTCGAGATAAGCCCGTTCGATGACACCAATCACCTCGTCGAGGTCATGGTTGAAAAGTAAAGGTCCGCCGTTGTTCAAGCGCGTGAAATCTACGGCATCGTTGGAGTGTTCCAAGATTTCGATCATGCCGTATCGTTTGACTTCGACATCGCTTGAAAACGAAAGCTCGAGAGTGCGCTTGTCTTTGTCGATGCTTTCGACTGACATGATGCGATGACTAGCCTCGCCGGGTTTAAAGCCGTCGGGCAGTTTGCCGATGTCGCGTTGTTTAAGCATGGCGCAGATTATTCAACAGGTGCGCTCTCGTCTTGTGCGATTGGTTGCGGTTGGCGATGATCGTTCGGCATTTTGGCGTCGATTCCTTTTTCCTCGAGCGTTACTGTCTCGCGCTCGATCTCACTCCATACGTCTTCGGGATCGCGACCTAAATCTTCGATTGCCTGCGTGCGCGACATCAGTTTCATGCCGATAGCAAGCTCGGTCGCCTTCATCTCGGAATTTGGATCAATCCACGCCCAGCGACGACCACGAAATGCGACTGGCTTGTATTTCTCTAACTTCTCGAATGGCAACGGACGCATCACGCCGCCTTTATTTGGCACCATGACTTTCTGATTTAGCATTGCTGCTTGCAGCCATTTGGCGAATATCTTTTTCGACCATTGACCGATCAGCCACTCTTGCAGTGACTTCCAAACTTCACGCTCATCGAGTGCGCCTTGCCGAATGCTTGAGAAGTTGACGCTCGTTAAATCGCTGGCGAGATTGTTGTATGATACCTTCAATCCGCTGGCAATTGATCGCAACATTGCTTTCACAAATGGGTCGAACTCATTGCTAGGAAATTGCGGATCCCATTGCACGAACTCGCGATTGCCGATGTCATAAAATTGACCCGGCTCGCCAGCTTCCATCGGTAAATCTTCAGCATCGTCCGGGTCGGCGTCTGGATTTTTAAAGAATCCGGCAGCACTTGCACCAAGTCGAGCTTTTGTAATCGCGGCATCCTCGAAGCCGTTCAACATCTTCATGCGCCAGAGTGCGGTTCGCATCCATGGCAAGCCACGCTTTTGCCCGACACGCTCCGGCAGGAATACATGCAGCACGTCTTCGGCAGCGATGCGCTGAGTCGGCCGCAATGCTTGCGTGTAACCAATCTGTCGTTCATCTACTTCGTTGAAATGGTATGCTACAGGCTTGCCGTTTAAATTGAACTCGATGCCGTGCCGAATGTTGTTGCCGTTGCTCAGTCTTTCAAAATGACGAGCGTCGAGTGTCACCGGGTCGAGAATTTGCAATGCATAGCCATGCGGGAATTCGGGGCCGTATCGATGCACCGCAATGAATTCGCCGTCCATGGCCACGCTCTTGATCACAAGTCGCTCGATGTCGGCTCGGCTTAGTGATCCCGTGACGTCAAAGTTTCCTATCTCGCCAAATTCAGCCCACGCACTTTCAACGGCGGCTTGCGCCACCAAGTCCATTTTGCCGTTGACATCTTTAACCTGTGACTTGCAGGTGAAGCCGTTCGGGCCCACGACATTGATTTCGCACAACGACAGAAACTTTGCCGCATGGTCATTGTTCTCGGACTGTTCACGAGAGCGAGCAACCAGCACGTTCCAATGCTGATAAATCAGAGCGTCAACGGTCGTCGGCGTGCTGCTCCATGAGCTTTCCAATCG